GAGTTATATTTCAAAGAATTTGATAGTGGATATGCTGTCGGAACGGCTGGCAATAAGTCTGTTGGACGTTCTCAAACAATCCAGTTATTTCATGGTTGTCTTGCGGAAGGTTCATTGATTTTCGATCCTATTACTGGAAGTATTAAAAAGATTGAAGAATTCAAAATAGGGGATCTAGTTTTAACTCATACAGGTGAAATTGCCCCTATATCCTATATTTCTAGTGAAAGAAAAGAATGTTTAAAAGTAATTTTACATGGTTTAACCGCATTTCCTCTTATTGCGACAGAAAATCATCGTTTTTGGACAAAAGATGGCTGGAAAAAATTAGGTGATTTTAAATCAGATGATGTTATTGGTTATCCAATACGAAGAATATGTACAAACTTTTGTGAATTAAAATTACCAGAAGAAATTAAAAGATTTTATGGAAGAGGAAGGCAATTTATTTGTTCAGATTCTATAGAAATAAATTATAAATTTGGACGTTTTATAGGTCTATATTTAGCAGAAGGGCATATTAAATTACAATATACTAGTCCTAGATTGCATTCTTCTTGTATTTCTTTTTTAGTTCATCGAAAAGAATTAGCCCGTAAAATTGAATGGATATCACCATTTGCTGACTATTTTTCATCCATTAAATCAGAAGATAAAGAAAATCGCTTGACGAGTGTGGTAACAGTCTACGGGAATCGTTTTGCAAAGTTAATAATATCTCTTTGTGGACCGACTACTGGAAAACATTTACCTATTAATTGGTATCAAATGGGAGAAGAATTTTGCACTGGATTATTGCATGGTTATATTGCTGGTGACAGACATAGTGAGACAGAATGTCGAAGCGTTAGAGCTTCTAGTATATGTCCTGCAATTACCGTATCTTTAAGAGATTTAGCTGCTTCATTAGGTTATGGATGGGCTTCTATCGAATTTAAAGCAGCAGAACGTAATAAGAGAGATAGATATACCTTTTCTTTATGTGGCAATGGAGCGTCATTACTTGCAGAACAGATTGATAAGCCAACTCTTAAAATTATAAATAAAAAGACTAATTCTTTTAAACAATATTCTGCAATTAATACTGAAATATCTAATGGATATGCTTGGTTAAGACCACAAGAAATTTTATATGATGGTTATAAAAATGTATTAGATTTTGAAATAAATCATAAAGATCATTCATATTGCACTCTTCAAGGAGCAAGTCACAATTCTGAAGTCGGATATTGGGCATTTGCAGAAGAGCATTCTAAAGGAATACTACAAGCCATCAGTAATGAAAAAGGAACAGAAGTTATTTTAGAGAGCACGGCAAATGGAATAGGAAATTATTTTCATTCTCGTTGGATTAACGCAACTAATCCAGATTCTGAGTATCAAACTATATTCTTACCCTGGTATTGGCAAGATGAATACACTTACGATGCTGAGAATTTAAAGCTAACAGATGAAGAACATCACTACATGGATTTGTATAAATCTAATGGATTAACACATGAACATTTAGCGTGGCGCAGAATAAAAATTAATGATTTCTCTAAAGACTATGATGCGGGAAAAGAACATTTTCAGGTAGAATATCCATTCTCAGCAACCGAAGCTTTTCGTAACCCTATACATAATGTATTTATCAATTCAAAATATGTAGAACGTGCTAGAAGAGAAGATATTGAACCACAAGGCGCACTAATAATAGGTGTTGACGTTGCAATCAGCGATCGAGATCGTACCGCAATCATAAGAAGAAAAGGACGACATGCTTATAATTTACAGCGCATATCAAATTATAACACAATGGAAATTGTGGGTTTACTCAAGCGTATCATTAATACTGAAAATCCTGCTAAAGTTTATATTGATTGTATTGGTGTTGGTGCTGGTGTTGTTGACAGACTTCAGGAGATGGGTTTTTCTTGTGTGGAAGGCGTTAACGTGGCTCGAAGCGCGAATGACAAAGAGAAATTCAAGAACCTGAGGGCTGAGCTTTGGTCTGATATGCGAGACTGGTTTTACAGTGAATTGCCTGTACAAATACCCGATGAAGATGAGTTGCACGGTGAACTTTGTTCTCTTGGATTCAAAGAAAATAGCAGTGGCCAAATACAAATAGAATCTAAAGATGATCTACGATCTCGTGGAATGCCAAGCCCTGATGGAGCAGATGCTCTCAGTCTTTCATTCTTTGGTGGATGCTATGGTAACGTTTCTTCACAGATAGAAGTTCCACAATTATCTCCTTGGGAGAAAGGAATGTTTCGATAATAGAATAGATTCCAATATGGAAAAAAAGCGCGTAAAATAGACAACTATTAAGCAACTAATGGATTAGATGCTATGGCAACAAGGAAAGATCCTGAAAGATGTTCAAAAATTCGTGATCGAGTTGATAAATGGGAAAAGTATTGGACTATCAATCGTAGTTTATACTATGAATGGATTGATTTCGTCATGGGGGATCAATGGCGGGAAGATGAATCTAAACTATTCGAACGTTATAACAAAATACCTCTGATGTTTAACAAACTTGGTGTCTTAATGAACCATTTGTTGGGTGATCAAATCCAAAATACNCCTAATTTACAAATNGTTCCCGATGAAGATGTTCCTGTTTCTACCGCTGAGACTAGAGCCGCATTGATACGTAATATAAGTCTAAACTCCGATGCTAAGACCGTTTATCAGAATGCCTATTGGCAAGCAATAGTTGCTGGATATGGTGCCTATATTATTGGAACTCGTTATATTCACGAAGAAAGTTTTGATCAAGAAATATATATTAAATCGATAGAAGACCCGAATAGATGTTATTGGGATCTTTCTGCTAAGCATCTTTGTAAGATAGATGGCATGTATGCTGGATTTAGAACACGAGTGTCAAGAAAATGGTTCCGTGATAAGTTTGGACGCGATATTGAATCGCAAATTGGAACAACCTCTATTACTGAAGACAGCACAATGGCATTTGCGGATGATGACTCCATCACTTTGGTAGATGATTTTGAGCGCAATGCTGAAAAGATGACAATCTATAAATTATCGGACAATACCGTTGTCAATTCTGAAGAATTTAAAAAACTTGAGAAAACTAAAATTGATGGGAAGAAATATATTTTAAAAAATAATCAACCTGTTACTGTTTTAGATAAAAGAGAGACAGTAAAATATAAAATAAAACACACACAGATCGCTGGGGATTTCGTTCTTGAAGAAACAGATTTTCCAAGCCAGCAACTCCCTGTTTTATATGTTGATCAAAAAAGTTATTTCACAAAACAAGGACAACAAATAACGCGGTCATTTTTTAAAGACGTTAAAGATGCTCAAAAATATCTAAATTATTTGGCGACACAATCTGCTTATATCATGAAAATATCCCGTTATGATCAATTTCTGATGCCACGTAAATGTGCGGCAAGCCCTGATGCTCAACAGCAATGGAGAGACCCATCAGTCGTTAATGGTGCTCTTTATTATGATGAAACACCAAGTGGAAACAAGCCCGAACAACTTCGTCCTCCAGAGCTTTCTCAGTCTCTTACAATGCAATATGAACGTACTTTGATTGATATACAAAGTGGAACAGGACTTTATAATACGCAACTTGGTGAAATGGGAAATGAAGTTTCAGGTTCAGCTATTGATAAACGTAATCAACGTGGATCTAAAAATACTCAGATTCCTAGAACATCTTTAGATATCGCGATTGCAACAGGTGGTGAAATTATTAATGAAATGATTCCTTTTGTTTATGATACTGAACGAAATCTTATACTTGCTATGCCTGATTCAGACTCTAAACCTGTTTCGATAAACAGACCTTCTGATGAGTACGGACTTCAAATTGAAAATGATATGACAAAGGGACGATTTAAGATTCGTCTGAAGCCGGGTCCATCATACGAAGGCCAGAAAGATGAGGCATTACAATCACTACAACTTGTTTTACAGGCAGATCGTGGTGGACAAGTATTCCCAATGATAGCAGATCTTTATGCTGAAAATTTACCTTTAGATAACAATTTAGAGCTTCGAAATAGACTTCGTACGATGGTTCCACAAGATATCATTGAAGCTGGAAAGACAGGTAAACCATTACCTCCTAAACCTCCACAACAAGATCCAATGATTACTTTAAAGCAACAAGAACTTCAAATGAAAGCGCAAGAATCTCAAATGAAGATGCAACAAGCTATGCAGGCGCTTGAATTGAAGAAACAAGAGTTGCAACGCAAAGCTATGGAAACGCATCAAGACATCACCATGCAATTACAAAAGATAGAAGCAGAAAAGGAGGAAAAGGCAGCCGAATTGCAAGAATCTATTTTGAGATACCAAGGAGAGATGCAGCGTATTAGCTCTGATTTACAAATAAATCATAGCCAGAATTTAATTAAAATGTTAACTCATGCTGGTCAAATACATCATGAAAAAGACATGCAGCACAGGGAGCACACGCATCAACGTTCACAACATAAATAAGGATGAGTTATGACAGGGTCAGTTACTAATATAGATGATAAGATAGCTTCTTCGATGAATGAACAAATGGGAATTAAACAAGAACCATTACCACCCGATCTATCAAATCCCACACCAGAAGAACCAGAACAGTTACAAGAAGCTGCAGAACTTGAACCTGTTGAACAACTTGTTGCGGAACCAGAAAAAGAAATAAATCCAGACAATTCAAAAGTAGATGAATATGGGAATGAAGTAGTACCTCCTAAAACCTATACAGAGGAAGATGTTCAACGCATGATACGTGATCGATTATCACGTGGGCGACATGCAGAACAAGCGCCTACTCAACAACAAATACAACAAGCCTCTGATGATTTTAAATCTGATCCAAATAGTGAGGAATCATGGGAGACACAACTTGAGTCTTTTGTAGAAAGAACTATAGAAAAGAGACAAGCTAAGCAAAATGAGGCGCA